ACGTTAGATTCACCGAATATGGCGTTTGAGGCTTTTGTTCAGCCTTTAGAACGCATAGGTAAACCACTCGAAAAATGGACCGTAGGAGTCTTACTGAGACTACCGAACGCCGACATGGAAACAACCGAAAAGTTCCTGACTTACGGCATGGACCAATGGGGATATCATCAACCTTCCTTCGCCGTACTCAAGAAAGAACCAGGAGCGCTAGTGTTCCCTTGGAATGGCGAGCCAATAGAAGCAACGGACCAAGATGATTTAGAATGGAAAGCGGTAGGAGTGCTAAAACAAAGCAAAGCCATAGTCAGCGAAATAGCATCCATCGATCACACAATCCTCTACATAAAGATGACGCAAGCAGTACGATGAGAGAAAACCCTTTCAATCCAGCAAACATGGAACGTGGACGAACACCAGGTTTTCGCGAAATAAACAATGCGATGACCATACCAAACCCATACAACAGCAGTTACCACCAATGGGGAGACCAACAAAGATTCGTGCAAGTAAGCGAAGACACAATAGATGAACTCGTAAATCTTTTAGATACAATGACCAGCGCTTTTGAAGAATGTGGTATGTTCGAGTTGGCGGAACAAGCGAAAAAGATAAGTTCCCTTCTCAACTAGGAGCAGAATTGCCCAACATCAAATGCACTAAGAGCGAGTCATCATACATGCGTGGCTGTAGATGCGAGGACTGTAGAGAAGCACACACAGTCAAAGAACGCCAACGAAGGAAAGCAAGAGCAAACAAATCCAAAGTAGAGTCAAAAGGCAATGGCGCTACGACGATACGCTCAAACTACGAAGACTCTTGGACTTTGCAAGAGATACTGCGCTCTCGAGGAGGCAGTTGGTAAACACATGTTCACGTTTTTGTGAACGCATGTTTATTGATATGGTTCCCTGCCTAAAAACCAAGCGACAGCGGCCCAACGTTCACCAGACATACACTTCGTGACCTCATGCAACGTCCACGACGGGAATATAGTTATCGAACCGATGTCTCGATGCGCCGACCAAGGACCGTAAGGGCCATCATGCAGGAGCAGATCGCAGCCTTCGTAATCATCTGAATTAGACAACTGCACAGACACAGATATCTTACGCAAGTTATTGTTATTCAAACTCCAGTCAGTGTGCTTGTTGTAGTAATCGCCTTCACTGTACTTCACCACCTGGATAGGCTCAGGATGAGGGATGATATCGAAACCCCATATATTGTTATCTTGAACGAACTCATGGATCGGATTTAGGAACTCAGGATCTAACAGTTCAGTAGTTTGACACATCCTGATGCTTTCCTCTGCTACCGCTGTACCCTCAGCCCATTGCTTCAAAGCAGCAGCCTCTGTCAAATAATTACAGAACTCCTCACCCCATATTTTGCCTTCTACAAATGTGTCTGACACGTGACTACTTTCACCGCTTTGCTCTAAGTATTCTACGTCATGTTTAGGTATGTTGGGTACTTAGCCACCCATAAATGAGGTAAATATGAGAGAAAGAATCAAGAAACTAAGAGAGAAAAGAAAACTGCGTAGGGTAAGGCAACAAGCGGCACCCTACTTGGGTTACAAGACATGGAGTGATTCTCTAGAACGAGATATATTCAGGAATCTGAGGTTCTAGGGAACCTATGTTCTTCTCGCATTTCAAGAAATTTCGTGCCCAACTCGAAGGTAGTGTCATCAGGATTGGCCTTCGACAACTTGGCGACAAAACGCTTATCTTTTTTTGACAGGTTCTTAGCCTCGTCGCTATCCAAGTTATTCTTATCAAGCGTTTCTGTTATATGCACAGCCATCTTCGTGAGGTTCTGAATAAAGCGAGGATCTTCTAAACCAGAAGGACCATTGTAAGACTCACGTTTCGACAGTAAATCAATAACCATATCCCAGGTTTCCTTAGATGGTGGTTTCACACCGCACAGAGCAGCCCACTGTTTCCACTCCATACTATCCTGTTTGCCCAGGTCAGAAGCAGAAAATCCCATCTCTTCAGCCTTGTCTGCGATAGTACAAGCCTTCGCCATTCTTCTTTGCATTTCGTAAGGGTTCACAATATGATTCTAACTTTTTTCTTCTTAACTTCCGCACCTAATTGATTAATAGCCCCAGAAACTGCATCCACTTGGTCATCATGTGAGCCTTTGGGGAACTGAACACACTCATCTACAAGTGCTTTAGTCCATCTATCTCTTCTTACCTTAACATTACCCATCTCACAAGCGGAAGAGAACACCCTAGCCCTCTCTTGCTTGCTACCTGAAGACTTGACGCCCTTGAATATGTAACCAGCAAGAACATTGCGAGCATAATGATCGATAGTATTCACACCGCTAGCACCTGGTTCTTGCTCCATACATATCTGAACATCGTCATCATCCATCTCAGCAGTCATCTCGATTTTGCGCTGCACTTCACCAGGAGTGCCTCTCATCCTTTGAATATCAAGAACGTAGTAACGGCCATCTAAGAAACCAACAAGTGCGCCAACAGTGTAGTCAGGGTTCTTGCCTTTGACTTCAGCAGTCGCTGCTAAATCCCAGAACCTTATCTTTCGCATCTTCGATACGTCAGGAGTTTCGAGAACAAAGTCAAACCATTCTTCTTCAAACATGCCACCTTGTTCAGCGACTTCCCAGTTGCCTTCCAAAAGTCTTGCCCTTTCAACAGCATCCAACTCTTGCAGGCTCTCAACATAGGCTTCTCTATCCAGTGAAGGGTTATCTGAGATTCTTGCTGGCATAAACTTACGCTCAGTAGCGTTGTTGATAACAAACCTTTCATATACCCAGTCGTTACCTCGACCACCTGGGTTAGTTGCTGCACGAACCCGCAACGGAACGTCAGCGAGAGTCATTCCACAATCAGGACAAGCCTTCAAACTAGGATCAGGATTAGGTTTACGAACACGAGAGAACCCAACATACAAGTAGACCCTATCTGTAGGCCATTGAGTCAACTCATCAACGCCAACAAACTGATAAGCGAAAGACTGAAAGTTGTACCTGTCTTCGTCACGTTCACAGTGTCCCAGAGTCAGAGTAGCGCCAGATGGGAAACTCCAACGCTTGTTTGTGACGTTATAAGACGCACCAGACTCCTTTAGCCACTCTGTAGTCCTATCTATAAAGCCATCAGGACCAGATAACTGCGGAAATGTCTGCCTAAGTAACAAAGCAGAGTAGCCAGGCACACAGACGTACTGTAACGCCGCTAAGAGCAAAGTATCAGATTTGCCGCCACCAGCAGCGCCTCCAAATAGTGCTTCTCTAGTCGTGTTCCACGTCAGAAACGCTTGCTGCTTCGGATGAGGATTGTGTGGAAGAATCAGATTGCATGGTTGTTTCCACGACATCAGCGTCGATAACTGTGTCCTCGTCTCGTTCGTCTCCATCCCATGCCTCCAGAACATTAGAAGGTAGGTCGCCTGCTTCTACAAGCGCCTCTAATACTTTACGTTGTTTATCTTGATCTGCTTCCTGTATAGCATGAACATGAGCCTGTAATTGCTGTACAGGACCACCATGCGCCCCAGTAACCTCTAACCTGGTTGCAGGATCAGCCCATCTTTCAGGAAATGCCTTTGCTAAAAATCTTTCTGCTGCACGCCAATCTCCATCGGCTGCTTCTGTGTACCAACGTGCGACAAGGACTGCTTCTGCTTTGGCTTTAGCCTCTTCCAACTCATTAACGAACCAGACGAGTTCTTCCTGTGTTTCTGTAAGTGCCACTCCATTCTCAAGTTCATCTCTGGCTTCCTCTCCTTCTCTTTTCCATTTATAAAATTGTGCCTCTGAGATACCAGCGGCACGACAAGCAGTTCTTTGATAGTTACCAGCAGAAATCAGTTTCAATAACGTTTCCCGCTTCTCTCTTGGTACGTACAAAGATATGCCCTTCTCTTTCACTTGACTGCTACCCAGCCTGCAAAGTTCATCCAACGCCAAAAACAGTCATACGCTTTGAAGTTAGACTTCTCGAGAAGTTCTTCATTCCATTTCGCTGTTATCGGCACCAGGACACCTTCCAAACTAAGTCTCTTACGCTCTATCTGCTCTTCAGTGTAACCCATGTGTCTTTTGTGAGCGTAGTATATGTCGATCATGTCTCTATCTAAGTCTACGCTGTTACCCAAGACTTTCTCAACTAAAACTAGCCTTCCACCAGGCTTTATGATCCTATATATCTCATCCATGATCCTTAGGCGATGCTCGATAGGCGTGAACTGCAGGGTCAAAACGCACATGACGACATCGAAGGATTCTTTGCTAAACGGAAAGTGATCTCTCATGTCTGCTTTCATAAAGTGATAGCGAGGATCATAAGAATGATCTTCTCTTGCCTTATCAAGCATTGGTTCTGAAACATCTGTGCCAACCAATTGACGTATTTTGACGCCATTGTACTGTGCATAGGAATCAAGTCGATCAAGAGCCAAACCTGTAGAACAGCCAATGTCTAGAACAGCGTCTACGTGAGGCCTAACAGACCTAGATAGGTCAGGTAAGGCAACGGCACATGACGATGTACGCATCTTCTTGTAATCAGGAATGCTTCTCTCAAGCATGTCCTCGAAAACAGCAGTTACTGATTTATCAAATTCCCATTTACCCTCTGGGAGAGTCTCATCTTTCATAACCCTATTCTAGGGCAATAATGACTTCCAAGGTTGGGAATCGTCACGATTTGCGTCTCTGCACTCAATTCCGTAAGACCTGTACATTGACCGTGAGTACTTGTTCGACTCGATAGCGAAGTAATTATTAGGGTCATCTCCATATTTAGGGAAGATGTACTCAGTTAGGTAACGCTCTTTTGCTCTATGTGCTCTAAGTGCGCCTTTGCCGCTAGGATCAGCCCAAGGGTTGAAGCACCAGTCGTTAGGTTGCCACCCAGTTTGATCGTTGATCCTATTCAGAGTTAGTTCTTCGTATCCTACTGATCGTGCTGTCACGAGAATCACGTGCTCATGCTTTAGTAGTTCTACAATCCATTGCCTGTACTCTTCGACGTTCTCGACGAAGTTGGTCATTGGTCGATTCTTCTGCATTTCTTTGAAGTTGCTTGAAAGCGCAACGTTTAGATCTTGAAGAATGATTCTTCCAGAAGGACCAAAGATAGCGTCGCCCTTTTCTTCTTTACGTTTCTCATGCTCAACGATTTTGCGACTCCAAGAGAAGCCACTGTCCCCTCCCCAGAGCAACCAGGCTTGCAAGCCTTTCGATGGGTAGCCGTCCTCACCTGGTCTAAAGCCTTCAGCACGCTTATCTACTTCATGGCGGCTAAAGAAGGAGTACATTCTCTTCACACTGCTCAGGGATAGGTTCTTGCCGTTTACAATGTCTCTTGCTCGAGCCAAACCGACTGCTGTGCCACCTCGATTACTTGGTGACTGTGCTTCTCGTAGTTCTAGGCCTCGTTTAGCGGCAGATACCATGCCCCTTGTTGGCTTATAGTTATCTTGATGATCTTTTGCGTAGCCACCAGAAGGTTTAGGATTATCTCCACCTGTGCCAGTCACTCTTTCATAAGCAGCGTGAGTTGAGCAAGGCATGAAACCCATACCGTCAGGCATCTCATGTGCGCCTGTGCACCCTATTTGGCGTGCTCGTTCTTCTGCTGCTTCTCTGGTTGCGTAACCTTCCATAGCAGCGGCGCCTTTGCCTTTTTTACTTGACATAGGATGACTTGCTGGCAACAAATCTTGATCGTGCTTGCCCCTTCTGAATCGACCGTTTCTGAGCGCATATAAGAAAGAGTTTACTCTTGCGTGTGCCCATTGATCTGCAGAAGTTACTGTTGGTCGAACTGACCCAGGATTAGTTCTGTAAGCGCCGACACCACGATTGAAGACGGCTGTCAAAGCACGCATCGTTGTTCTCTTGGCTGCGTTGTCACCATACTTTTCGTTGTGCTCGTCTAGTTTCTTTTTTAAGGAAGCCTTTACTTTCGCAGAGACTTTCACTTCTTCAAATAGCGATAATTGCTTCACTTTGGGTTTCCCTCTCGGACGTAACATCGAAACTTTCACTGGCACTCTTCTATCACTCCTAGTGAACGTGCCATCTTCGTTATCTACGAATATGTTTATTCTAGCAACTGGTTTGTCTTCTGTTGCTTCTATGGTTTCAGTTCCTCCCTCAGAGGTAACTACAGCGATATTTCCTGAAGTAATAATGTCGTATACTTCGCCGACATACCTGCCCTTATCAGTAGAATATGACACGAAATCGCCATGACGTACTTTAGCCTTGTCTTCTTCGTCGTGATAAGGCTTATCTTCTTCCTCATCGTCATGGTATGGCTTGTAACCGCCTTCAGACATGTTTAATGCTGTTATCTGCGATCTTGCCTTCTCTCGAGAAGTATGACAGCCCATAATTTTGCTAGTGCCGTCTTTGACGACTGCATAACCTGAGCAACTTCCGAAGTTTCTTCTTACTGAATACGGCATGTCCCTATTGTAACCTCATACCGAGGCGTTGTGAAAAAGCCTCTAATGCTTTATCTACCCTATCAAGTGTCCCATCTGGGAAAGGTAAATCAAACTCAAACTTTATTGACTCTGCGAGCAACTCAGGTTCTATTTCTAGTGGCCTTTTAGATATTGCCTGAACCAGGTCATTTGGATGGTAGATATAAACGTGCACATCTGAGAAGCCTGTGCTCCATACCTCTTTCCATTCATCTGGAGAGTGATATTTTTGTGCCTTAGGTCTTTTCATTAGATCTGAGACCATGACTCCTTCTTCATAGCCAACAGCGAAAGAAGAATCAAACTGTGTTTCATGATTCGATATGTTTTCTTTCAAACCAGCAGCGGCTAAATATCTGTCTGATGTCTTCGATATAGCACCTGCATAAACGATTGTGTTTTTGGTAGCCAGAGCAGAAATAATTTTGACTATGTGAAGTCGATCTGCTTTGAACGGCACAGAGTTCAAGACAGATGCAAGGAATATCGAGTCAAATTCAAGACCTGTAGCGATGCGATCTAAGAATACGTCTGTTATGTACCTGGCTCCTTCTATGTCGAAACCAGCGTCTTTACCGCCTGTGTAATACGGTTCAAAAGCAAGGCAATCGACGCCCATAACGTCTCTCATTATTAGCGCTTTGTCTAGTAAGCCAGCGCCGAAGTCAAGCACAGTTGTTCCGTACCATCGTTTCCACGCTATAACGTGTTTTTTGTTCCAAGGGTCAAACACTGATGCAGGTCTCTGAGTTTTGCCTGATTTCGACATTGAAGATACCAAGTCTGCAGAGTGTGTAGGCATCAGGAAGTTCTGCACGTTTGCGGCTCTTCTGAAAGAGTTGTATCTGAGGACTTCTGAATACTTGTCTTCCAAGTCAAAGTCCATAGATAACTTGTTTAGCAAGATTCTGGCTAATTCTGCTCTTTCAGGATCTACATAAACAGTTTGAACCTGTGGCATACCGACTTCACCTGCGTGTTGCATCCTACCAACGCCATTTATGACTCTGTTGTCGTCAGTTACGACCAAGGGTATCGAAGTTCTGCCCCAATGATAAAGACTTTCTGCTTGCCTTATAGCGTGTCTCAGAAACTCTTGCATGTTGGCTTTCACTAACTCAGGCACATCTCGAACAACCAGGTTTTTGCAAGGGAAGAAAGCGTTAGAGTTCGGATCTATGTCTGGAAGGCTCTTTGCCGCTTCTTCGACAATTGACATTGGTATCTTCGACGATAAATCTCCACCATGATCGTATTTGTGCATGTCGTTAGTCGCACGATTGAAAACTATGTTGACGCCTTTTTGACGACCAGGGTCAAGCCTATCGATTATGACTACTGGAACTCTTGTAGCGCCGATTTCTTTCGCAGCATCTAGTCTTTGATGGCCTGAAAGTATTTCACCCTTTTCAGTAACGTACATAGGGAGTAGCCAACCAAGTTTACTGAGCGACAACTTAACAAGTTCAAATCGCTCTGGGTCTCTTACCCTGGGATTGTATGTAGCCCCGTAGACTTTATCTATGTCAACGAGTTTGACATCAACGAACTTCGGTTTTCGCTCACTTGCCACCGCGGAACTCGTTGTTTCCAGAGGTGGGATCTGCGACCGAAGCCCAAACCTCAAATTGAGATGGAGATAGTTGCAATAACTCTCCGATTCTCAAACCCCTTTGCTCTTTCGATATGTACCCTTCAGATATGAGATCTTGCTCCCACTTTGAGTACTGAACTCCACATGTCGAAACGTTCACTAACCCAACTTTGATTGTTGCGACTCTACGAACATCTGAAGGTGCGTCTATAGCAGATGCAGGATCTCTCTCTGCAGGAAGTTCACGTATGATGTCATCTATATCAGACGGAGAGAAGCCAGTGCCGTCGAGACTATCTAAGTCAAGAAGCACATCTGCGAGTATTGAATTGTAATATCCTGCTTTGTCTGCGAGTCGATTGTCGGCTAGTAAGATTCTCTTTGCCTCATCGTCATCGCATTGTATGTACACGACTGGCGCTTTTTCCCAACCCAGGTGTCGTAGCGCCTGCCACGTGTTGTTGCCCTTTAGTATCAGATTAGATTCTGCTTGAACTATCAAAGGGCGATATATTCCGTTTACACGGAGAGATTCTGATATAGCGCCGACGTCACCTTGTCGTGCATTCTCAGGATGAGGTTCCAAAGACGCTACATCAACCCAAACACAAGATTCCAGCCCTGAATGGACTGGCGTTTCCCCTGAGACATGACCCCACGTTTTGCCCTCTTTACTTGGCGCAGGCGCAGGATCATCTGTAAGACCTAACCGTCTCCGTACCTCAAGAAATGCTTCTTGAGTGTCCCCCAGATCGGTCCACCACGATTCAAAGTATGAACCGCTGACCAGCAGTAGGTTCTTGCCGACATGTATCTTGACTGTGGTTGGGAAAAGGTCGTCCTCCCCCA